GCTAACTGCTTGAACTCTTCATGCTGGAGCGTGATCATGTCCGGCGCGGCTTCCAGAACGATGTCTGCGTCAATCTCAGCCAGTGAGTTCTTCATCTGCATCTGAGGCTGGCCCGTCATCGGGTCCACCTGCGGCTGCATCTGTGGTTGGCCGTCTGGTCCCTGCATTGGCTGGCCATCAGGTCCGGCAACAGGAGCCATCACAGGCTGCATCGAGTTGATCGGTGTGAACCGTGCACCGCCTGGCGCGTCCTCATCCGTCACCCGAAGGTAATCTTCCTCGGTCCAGAACTGCTTCGCCCTTGCCCACATCGCGCGGTAAACCCGCAGCTTCCAGTCATTGTGCGTATCGAACAGCGTGTTCTCTTCGGCCATGCCTGCGTTCTGCTGCAAGGCAATTGCTCTACCAGACTGGTCTTCTGTGCCACGTCCCTGCAAGCCTGCGTTCGGCCCGTGCACGTCGATCTCGCTCTTGGCTTCCTGCAACAGCTGCAAATTGTTCGATATCTCGGACTGGCTCTCAATGAACCCCCATTGCTCACCAATTGATCCGTTGACAATCAGCAGGCCATCAGCGCGGGCAACCTCTTCCTTCGGGTTCTGGTCAGGCGCGAACACGCCCTGCATTCCCCACATACGGCGATTTTTCATCAGGTTCAACGCCATCGACCGGCGATAGTTCATCTCCGATTGCGGGCTGATCAGGTCACGTACCGTGCCGTAACGCTCATTCTCCCGTGTGACGTAGCAGCTTGCCGCAATTAACGCACAAGCCGGTTCGCCATCCTCATCGAGGTATTTCGAGACGCCTTCCTCAAGCACGCCTGCCCCGGTGAAATACGTGTAGTTCCAGACCTTGCCCTGTTTCCAGTAGACGCAGCAAACGCGCACCCGCTGGCGTGTCGCATCACCCCAGTGATGTCCAGGCTTGTCTTCGTGGCCCTCGTCCATATTGCCAACCTGAGTGAGCGATCCGTCAAGGAATGCCTGCGCTTCCTCGCTGGGGAACATCTCCTTGGCATCTTCAAGGTCAAACCAGTCGCCATAGCCTTGGTATCTGGCGTCAGAGAAGTCCGCATCTTTGGACCGCGGATCATAGAAGTACTGGTCATAATCGACCATCCGGCACTCAATGTCGTCATCAAACATGACTTCAACGATCTGGATGCCCTCAACGCACAGGTTCCTGAACGCATTCGTGGCAACCTTATCGAACCGCGTCTCTGTCTCGATGTAGTCCAGCACGTCAGTGACAACCGCTGCCTGCTCCTCGTTCTCAGGCTGGCGCGGGAACGCTCTTGGGTCAGAGCGCTGCTTCTGCTCAATACCGCACAGGAAGTTGACCTTGCGCTTGATCCGGTTGGACGTGACGATGGGCTGGCCACGCTTGCGCAGGATTGCCTTCTCAGTCTCGTCCCACTGGTCGTCATCAAAGTTGTCGTACCAGTCACGATCACGGTGCGCCAGCTTGCGGGCAGGCGCGTGCGCTTCCTCCGAGTTGCGGAACCAGCGCTTGTAGGTTTCGATACCACGGCCCTTAAACTCAGGCTCGTCCTGGCCTTCATCGGGCTTCGGTTCGGTCATACTCGCCATGAATCGCCACTTCCGTTACTCGTGGATTTGTAGTCACTGAAGCCGGGCTTCCGGTCTGCGGGCCGCTTGCCTGCTATCCAGGGACGAGACATGCAGGCGTATCGCCATTCGTCCGCTGCGTGGTCTTCAGAGTTTGAGTCCAGGTCTTCCGGCCTCTTTTGGTCATGCGGCAAGGTCGGGATCGTGCGGATCGAGTCCTTGCAAAGCGTGGTGCAGTAGAGCATCGGACGGTCATTGCCGATCATCCGCTGGCGCATCTCATCCCAGCCGCCCATTGCACCATTGCGGGCAACCCGCTTGTTGTCTGCTGGCTTGAAGATGACGCCTGCCCTGCGGAATATCTCGGCGCGGCTTGGGCCACCGTCTTCAGCAAAGATAGCCGGGTCAGCCACGCAGCCTGTGTATGTATGGTCTTCCGACATCTGCTTGATGCCTGACGCCACTTCCTCGATCGTCAGTTTCAAGCCCTTGTTGGGCGCGCTTGACCCGTACCATTCCTTGAACCGGATCAGCGCGCCCCTCGGGATAACGCCCTCTGGTCTTTGCAGGTCATCACCAGCGACCGCCCAGAATCCACACGAGAAGGGCGCAGCAGATCCCCAATCGAAAGACCTGAACTTATGCCAGTCCTTGGGTATCTCGAACGGGCTGATGACCAGCTTGGGAGACCAGCAATCGAAGAACGCGCCGTCAATGGCGTTCCAGTCGCCTTCAAGCCACGCCCTGACCAATTCCTTTGAGCCGACGAGATAAAGGCGGTTTACATAGTCAGGGTCGTTCGCCAGCAGCGCCTTGTTGTCCGTCACCTTGGACGGGATGAAACAGCGCGTGTGAATCGCACCGTTCGGCAGGCTGTGGTTCAGTATCTTCATCCCACGTGGATTGGTGTCGATCTCGAACCGCTCCTTGATCCACGTTGCCCCAGGTCCGCCGGGGTTGGCGAGCAGCGTCATCTTGACGTTCGCACCGCGCAGAGCACCCCACATCTTGTCGATGGCATCGGGCATGTGATAGTTGCCAGCCTCGTCAATATCCACGTCAGTCAGGTTCTGGCCCTGATACTTCTGCGCGTCCCTGGCGCTCTCAAGTGGTCTGAAACGCAATCGACCGCCAGCGGGAAACGTGAACTGAGACTGGACCTTGTTGAAGCTCGCACCAATCGGACAAAGTATGTCCTGCGCCCGCTCGATCATGTCGTCCGCTTGCGGCATCTCCTGACGGAAAATTACCTTGTTGAAGATCGACCCGAGCATCTTCTGCCGTATCGCTGCCTTGCCAATGCTTCCGTCTGTCTTGCCTCCACCTCTCGCTCCGCCGAACAGGACTTCGCGGGCCGGGCACTTAATTAAGGCTGCTTGCGGGCCGCGCTGGGGTCTCCACAGAGTCCTTTTCTCCATACTCTGCTTCCCATTCTTCGTCGGTCATCGGCTCGTCGGATATCGTGAAGTGCACGTTCTGGGTCACCGTTGAATCGACTTGAGACAAACGCGGGTGCACGTAAGGCGCTGCCGCCTTGGCTGCTTCAAACCGCATGGACATTTCAGACTCTGGATCGCGCATGATGTTCAGCATGACTTCGAGCGGTGTCGTATCGTCCTGAATGGCGCGCGAGAGGACCTCCTTGTGAAGCTCCTCTTTCATGATTGTGGTTTGGTTTTTGACGCCTTTTGGCCTGCCAGAACCGGGTCGAGGACCACCGCGTTTTGATTTTGGAGTTTTCTCAGCCATTAAATCAAACTCGGGTCTTCCGCTTCCAACATCCGCATGATCGAACGCATCTGTCGTTTGAGCCAAGCAAGGTTGCGAACACGCAGCGCAATGGTATCGGCCACTATAGATCCACTCTGCAAATCATACCGAGAACCGTTTGTGCTCACCACAGCTACGCCATAGCTAATGAAGTTGTTCTGTAGATCGTTTAGGCAGTCATGCCACAAGGCTTCAGTCTGTGTTCTAGTGCCTTGTGTGAGGTTGCTCAGTGTAGCGCGCCATTTATTGATGCACCGACGCTCCAGTCTAAACGCCTCAGGCTCTGTCAGGCCGCGCGATACGACGCGAACAGTTACCGAGTTTGCGGATGCGATGCGTTGGCGCAGGATTGGGTTTCGAGCGCGGCGAAGATGTTCCCAAGCGCGTTTGCCTGTTCCCTTCCCGACATAAGCCATATCGCCATCGATGCGGTAGGCGTAGACATAGTAGTTACGCTTGCTCAAAGCACTCTCCAGCCAACACCATAGTCATCACGAAGCGGGAAGCCGTTGACCTCTACGAGGATCAGCTTTTCCTTGATCAGTCCGGCTGCTGTGGTGATGCGATGCTCTACCCAGCCTGAATATGTGGATGCGACTTTGAATGTTGCGCTTGTGGTTGTGTTGGATGCGCCGGATACGGTGATGCCTGAAGCTGTATTGGATACGCTGGCGATGGTGTCAGTGCCGAGCCAGGGGGTCCAGTCTAGGGTGATGTCCAGCGTCTCGTCATCGTCCAGTGACATGACGATGTGCTTACCGCGCGCTTTGAGACCACGCAGTACCATCTTGTCCTGTTCGAGTATCTTGGCGGTTCGGTCAGTCATTGTGTGCCGATGAAGCAGACAGCCGAGCCTCCAGACGTGCCGGAAGCAATTAGCTGGTATGTGCCTGCGCCCACGATGTCCTTGGTTGTGCTGGCTGTGTAGCCGTCCTCTACAGCGACCCAATTTGCACCGTCGATCCGGCGCTGGAGGGTGACAGTGATTGTGCCCGTTACCGCAACGCTGAAAAAACCAATCTTGCCAGTTACGATGATAACCGGGCCGCAGACTTCATCATTCGCGTCTAGCGTCTGCTTGTCAGTGGTCGCCATCACTTAAATCCTTTGTGGTTCATGTCCTCGCCCCGATTTCCTTGGGCGACGTGGTAAAGCTCGTGACGCAGGACAGGGCCAGCGTCGTCTATCGAGATAATCATGGTTGACAGCGTGTCGCCTGCTCTACGGTAGGTGCAGGCGTGGCCGGGCACTCCGACTTCTTTCAGGCACTTAGCCATGACGGTTGGCCTGTCGAATGCCTGTGTCATGTATAGCTGTCCAGATTGCAGCGGCTCAGCGGGCTTGCCTGCAATGTAGGCATCGAAATTAGCAGCCGACTGGCAGGCAGACAGGACCAGCGCCAGCACGATGGCGATCAGGGCTATCCAGATTGCGTGGCCGGTGCGGTCGGTCACAGGGTTACGCCTGTCTTGGCTGCGGTGTATGCTTCCAGCTTGGCACGGTCTGAGGGGCTTAGTGTTCCAGTGCCGAAGGTGCCACCGTAGAATCGGCCATTGAGGCCACCAGCATAAGAACCGTTCCCCTGCGTAAAGAGTGCAAGTCCGGCGACACCCGTCTCGTCAAATGGATTAATAGCAGAAACTTCACCGACGCCATTGAACCTGAGTGACAGACTAGCATTAGATGCCTTTTCAATGGTGGTCACATTCGCACTAACAGGATCAGATGTTGATACATTTGTCTGCGCGCCTGCGTCATTGTACCAAATCCACCTGCTTCCGGTAGCTCTTATTGCATTTTGATACCAAGATGTGGTTGTGAAAGCCCTGCCGGAAGTTGCCTTCCACCCCCCAACATGCCACCAAGTCTCACCGAGATCGAGCGTCGGGCTGACCTGCTTAAAGTCGTCTGTGCCGTCTGGTTGGAGCCAATGAAGGCCGCCTGCGGTCTTGTAGAGAGGACGGGCTGCATCGCTTGGGGCAAGGGCGTGGTGGCCGGGGAGGGCCTTGCAAGAGTTGATCTGTATCTTGCAAGATGTGCCACCAACCGCAGGAAAAACGCGGAATCCGCTCAATAGATTTGAAACACGCGTGTAAGTGCCATTCGCACCTACTCCGCTGTCGTTGCTAAATCCATCACGAACATACACAGCACCAGCGCCGGGGGTTGACAGTTCAGTGACCGTAAACGTGACAGCGTACCATCCGGTAAGCGTAATCAGTACAGATTGAGTCCAAGTTCCGCTTGCCTCTTTTGCCAGAGACCAAACGCCACCTACCGAAGTGGGGGTTGCACCGCCCACGCCGAACGTGTCGCCTACCTCCGTGCCAGATGCCTCCGCACCAGCAATAAACGCAGCCGCCGTCTTCCCACCCATCTGGCTCTTGTCCAGCATGATGCCGACAGTCTGGCCATCTGCGCTGACGATGCTGCCACCAGTGCGAGACTGGTAGAGGCTGGTCAGGTCTGACGGGTCGTAGAATGCCTGTGTGCCGCTCACCTGATCAGGGGAGAAGGCAAACACTCCGCCCAGCACTGAACGCACAGGCAATCCGACAGGCCTGCGCACGGGGAAACGAACTAGGCTCAACGCTTGGACCTCGTGGTGTTCTTCTCAGCTTCGCCCACCTTGTGAGTGAGCAAGAGGGGCTGTTCAGACTTGTCTTT